TTAGGCAGCTAAAGAGTTTAGGCAAGCCTCGAAAAGTTCCGCCGAGCAATGATAGTTAAATATCCCTCTCGGGTAATGGTTTACCCAATTTTCGAGCCTTTTAATATCGGCAGAGGTAACGCTCTCAAAGCTAACGCCTTTTGGATAATGGCGGCGCACGAGTTTATTTTGGTTTTCGTTAGAGCCGCGCTCGTATGAGCTATACGGGTGGCAATAATAAGCGCTCGTCCTTTTTCCGCCTTTTATACTGCGCTCTATACCGTCGAAGTCCGAAAACTCGGAGCCGTTGTCTACGGTTATTGTTTGAAATACCTTTGAGAACATCTCGGAGCCGTATTGTTTCTCGATACCGTCAAGGGCTTTTATAACGCTTGCGGCTGTATGGTCTTTCATAAGGCGTATAATTTCATTGCGTGTATAACGTTCCGTCAATACAAGTAATGTTTTCTTTGTGCCTTTTTTGCCCTCTACGCAGTCCATTTCCCAATGTCCGAAACTCAAACGCGCCGCAACCTCTGCGGGGCGTTTTTCTATGCTTGTGCCTTTGGGCGCGCGTTTCGGCTTAACCTTTTTATATTTTGAGGAGTCTTTGTTGCGCTTTACGGGCAAGTCCTTATTTGTGAGGGTGAGAAAAATACCTTTATCAATATAGCTATAAAGAGTGGTTTTTGATACCGTCGTATTAAATTCCAAGCCTTGCGCCTCTATTTCTCCAAGTACGGCGGCGGGTGAATATTTTTCCTCTCTAATTTTATACTCTATGTATTCAGCGTAAACTCTGTCGGAGCCTATTTTAAGGTCTGCGCCTTTTGCGCGGAGGCTTTCCTGGTACCTCTGTTCTGCGAGGTCGGCGCTATACCTTTTCTCGGTTGTGTAGTCGGTGTTAAGGTGCTCATACTCCCCGCGCTTTAATTCTCTATAAATAGTGCTTATGTGTACGCCAAGCTGCGCCGCCATTTGCTGCGGCTTTATTTTCACTCTTTGCCAAGCCTCTATTTGTAATCTGTTTGTTATTGTTAAATGATTATAAGATTTTCCCATAATAAAATCACTCCGTTTTATTATTAAATAAACAAGCCCGCTCCCCAGGAAAGAGGAACGGGCTATATAAGCTGCGTTTACTGTTGCAAAAATTCCGCGATTGCCTTTTTTATAATTTGCGCTTGCGGTATATTTTCGGCGGCGCATTTTGCTTTGAAAGCCTCCGCCGTTTCCTTTGGGACTCTAACTATAATAGAGTCGTAAACCTTGTTATTGTAGCGGTTTTTTACCGCCGAGGAGGTTTTTGTTTTTCTTTTGTTTTCCATAGCGCAGCGCCTCTCAAAAAATATTCTCGGACTCTATATATTCGCGTAGGTCTTTTTCAGTTTTGCAAATATCTTTGTTTACTTTGTATTCAACAGTAAGCCCGCCCGAGGAGCGCGTTACGCGCCAATAGTCCGTATACTCGGCTATTGTGTACTCTTTTTCATTTTTGGTTATAGTCATTTCAGTATAGGCTCCTTTCGTTCTACTTGACTTTTTATTTTTATTATGATATAATAGGTCTTACGGGAGGGGCTTTCGCCCCGTCCCAGCCTATGAAAGCTACTTGCTTTCGGGTTTTGCCTTGTTTGGCTTTGGCTTTTGCAGTGTTATTGTAACCTTAACGCTCTTAACTGTTGGATTACTTTCTACTGCCTTTGTCAAGTCTTTCAAGGCTTTTTCTATGTTATCCATAGTTCCTACCTCCTTTCTGTATATATTATATCATACTTATTGCAGTATGTCAATACCTTTTGTAAAAATTTTTGCACTTTTTCGCGGAAAATATTTACTATTTTTTATTTATATGATATAATATAGGTACCACACAAAAATTATATATTTTTACACTATTAAAAGTGCCTATTATTGTCAAAAATGTAGGCTCTATTTTCGCATTTTTAGTAGTGTAGAAAATTTTTGTGTGGTAGCAAATCGGAGCTTGCGTTTTGTGTGCGTGTAGCTGCGAGTTGCACGCACATTTTTTATTGTAGGAGGTATATTGTCGTGGGACTATTTACAAAAAAAGTAATTGCAGAGAAAACCTATAGCGTGTGGGGTACTACATACACAAACGAAAACGGCTCAAGCCGACAAACATATATAGTAAAGCTCAAGGTCGGCGAGGATTTATTTTTCAAGCCCGCGCCTACTAAAGATTATCCCGATACTATAGGAGTATTTACAAAGAAAGGCGGGCAAATCGGCTTTATAGGCTATAAGGACTTAAACGAGTTGCGCGGGCTGTTTTCTAATAGCAAGGCAAGCGTTTCCGTCAAATCAATAGATAAAAGCGAGCGCGGGCTCGGAGTTACTATGTCTGTGAAAATTTATAAATAAAACAAAAAAGCGGAGGCGTTAAAGCGCCTCCGCTTTTTAGTCGTCCTCGTCTGTGTCCTCTCCCGTATATACTTTTGCGCCCGCCTCCTCTATTGTCTTTGATAGTTCAGCGAGGTATTGTTCTTGAGCCGCTCTTATTTCCGCTATATTGTTTTGTACGGTGTCGCGTAATACATTTGTCGCCCGCGTGCCTGGGTGCTGTACGTTTCTGCCGTAAATAACATCATTGTATGAGAGCATTTTTGCATTGCGTACGGAAATAGTATGTCCGTTTACTCCAAACTCCACCCAATGCGGGCTCGCGTGGGAGGGTTGCTTGCCCTTTTTTCGTACTTTTTGCCAAGAGTAAAAACCTATTTGTAATTGAGGTTGTCCCGTTTGGTAGTCAATCATAGCCCAGGAGCCTATATGGTTTTTGAAGCGCTTTGAGCGGACGGGTACCGCCGAGCGTAAGAATTTTCTTACCACCTTTCCCGAGGCTCGCAAGGCTGTTTTTGAAAGCCCTACCATAGTTTTTTTAACCTCTTTACTTGTATTTATAAATGTTACCTCTGTTTTCTTTGCCATAATAAAACCTCTCTAAAAGACGAAAAGGCGGCGGGCGAGGTTGTGCCTCATTCCCGCCGCCTTTTCTTTATGTGAATTTAAGGAGGACTATTTAATAACGTTTGCTAATCTGTGAGTTAACGCGCATAATTTCATTTACGCGCGTCTGTACGGCGGAGGCGTCATAGCCCGCAGCTGTCAAGGCTGATATTCGAGCGAGCCCCGTTTTCCATTTGCCCGCGATAACCTCGCGCGCGATTTCGTCAACAGACTTTTTGTTTGCAAACTTTGTAATAGTGTTAAGGTCTACCCACCCGTAAACGCCGCCTATAAATTTTCCGCTCTCGTTTACTGCGCGCAAGTGCAGCGGGTGAGCTCCTTTTGCGTATTTGCTTGTTATCTTTGCGAGAGAGGCTTTAACGGCTACGCCGCTGCGAGCGTTAGCGCTGCTGTAATGCGTTCCGCCCGCAAACTCTACAATATCACCTACGTTAAACGACGCGGCTGTATACTCTGTCGCCTTGTCGCTCTGTGTCGCCTCTGCCGTGGTTTCTCCGTCTTTTACGGCTGGGTTATAAATAAAGCCGAGGAATTTATAAGAGGAGTTAGCGCCCCAATTCCCCGAGCCCTTTGTGCGTGTTTGAGTCCAAAAGGGCTTTGAGCTGCCGTAGCCGCTCTCGGAGGTAATAACCTCGGTAGGGCTGACAACCTTTTCTACTATTGCTACGTGTCCCGCTCCGTCGGAGCCGTTCAAGGTAGCGCCGCGCTGCCATACCATACACGCGCCGAGCTTTGGGGTTTGTCCGACAACGCAAGAGCCCTTGTACTGTATAAATTTTTCTGCGTTTACGGGCGCAAGATATTTACAGCAGCCATAGCCGCCGATTTCGTTAAATCTTCCGTAGGCATAGCCTACGCAGTTTGCGAGCACATTACACTCGCTGTCTGTCGGGCTGCCCGCAATAGCGTTTGAGTAGCCGCCGTTAGCTTTTCTTATGTAATATTTATTGTCCTTACCTGGTTTGGTTGTTCTCATTTTGAAAGCCATATTATACTCCCTCTCTTTCGTCGGAAAGTTTGCTCATATCGTCGGTGTTAAAAGTTGTCTGCTCTGTAAAGCTCTCGATTTCTTCGTTAGAGCCTTTCCCCTCCGCTTTGATTTCGGCTAAACATTCGTCGGCTGTAATTGCTGCGGGGGTAAAACTGTTGTTTTTCCACCAAGTCCAAAGCGACGCCGCAGCTGTTGCAATGGTGGAAATAATCTCGTATATTTCCTCCTCTGCAAACGGCAGCGGGTTAATGCCTAATACAATCAAAATTTGATTGATAAGCGCAACGGCAAGTATTACCGTTCTCACTATGGTTTCTTTGCTAACGTTTTTCATTTTTAATACTCCTTAATAGTTATTGTTAATGTTTTCAAAGGTATCTTTGTCGGGAGCTATGCCGTTCTTCTGCATAAGTTTTATTTTATTTTCGGCTTTCGCCTTTGAATAATAAAACCCAAGAGCAGTAGCGGCGGCGCCAGCTGTTGAGGGTATCAAATAAGCGAGCGGCGACAAGTCGCACGTTTTATATACCATACATAGAGTAAACGCGGTTACAAAAATATCAACGGCAATAACGCCTACACAAATTATTTTTGAAAATTCCCGTTTTTTCTTTTTTCTCAACGACTACCCCTCCTCTGTAGGGTGCTCGGGTAGCGCCATTGTTTCCTCGTATAGTCCCGTAGCTACATCATTTCCGCCCAGCGTATGGTAGCTGTCATAGGCTCGCTTTAACGCCTCTTTTGCGTAGATAGGGCAAAAACCTTTATCGTCCCATTTTTCGTATTGTCGTATAATTTCGGCGCGGAGCAGACATTGCAGCCCGAGCTCTGTTGCGTCTTGCTTTTTCTTGCCTAATTTAATACGCGAAACAATTACTCCCAGGAGAGAAACAGCGCTGCCGCATAGAAAAGGGACAAGCCATTTTATAAATGCCTCGTACATATTTTACCTCCTAATTACATTCTTTGCGTATGAGTTCAAGCTCGTTTGTGGCTGTATCTCTCATTTGCTTTAACTCTGCTATTACCTGGTCGCTTATGTTAGCTTGAGCGAGTGCCTCGGCTTGCTTTTCGATAATATCGGCTTGCAGCCTCGCAACATCACATAAGCGGCATATAATTTCAAATTCCGTCATTTTCGCCGCCTCCCTCGCTGTTGGGCGGTTTTGGAAAATCAACGTTAAAAGGAAAGCCTTTTTGTTCGGGCAAGTCCCTTAATGCCTTTCGATACCTCGCCCAGGCACCCGAAAGAACGGAAACAAGCGAGGAAATAAATTTTGTTGCGCTCGCCGTTTCAAAATTGAGTCGGTCAAGCGTCATTTCCGCGTCGGACTTTTCGAGGAGCTTATTTCGGAGAGCGCGAGCGCAAGCTGCCGCCTCCTCCTCGTTACCGTCCGCGCAAGCCCTCTCGTAAGCAGCGCGTAAAGTTTCCTCTAATTCTGCTTTTTGTGCGTTAGCCATTGCCTCCGCTCGAGCGAGGCGTTTGTAGTCGTTTTTCTGCATTTGCTGCGTCCTCCAATTCTTTATAAAACTTTATCATTTTTCGCCGCTCGTGGTAGGTGTCGCCGCGGGCAGCGTTTGCAAGCCAAGAAACGAGCGACTCGTGCGCCGTTCCTGGCGCGTAGTCGCCTTTGATTTCTTTATTGAATAGCTTTTTAAGCTTTCGGCGTTGCTTGCCTTGTTTCTTTTTACCCATTTTACGTATAATTGCTCCCGTGTCGGTAACAATAAAGCGCCATTGCAATATTTTAACGCCCTGGCGTAAGGGGTAAAGAGTGGTTTTGCTATTGAGCTTTAGTCCAATAGCCGCTACTTGTTTTTCAATCTCCGCGCGGCAATATTGCAAAAACTCTTTGTCTTTGTGAATTAACACAAAGTCGTCCATATACCGTACATAATGTTTTACTCGGAGCCGTTCTTTTATAAAGTGGTCGAGGTCGTCGAGAACGGCGAGAGCTACAAGCTGCGATACTTGGGAGCCGAGCCCTATACCCATATCCCCGCCGAAAGAGTCTACAATTTCACACGCTCGGGCGGCTATTTGCTCGTCTTTAACGCGCTTGCATATTGCAGCCTTTGCTACGTCGTGTCGTATGCTCGGGAAATAATGGTGTATATCACATTTGAGCACCCAGCCGTCGCAGCCGTTGGCTTTGTAATATCGTCGTAAATGTGCGGTCATACGGTTTAGTGTGTAATCGACTCCGCGCCCGCGGAGGCAAGCGCAGTTATCGGCTATAAAGGATTTCGTTATCTGCTCGTATAGTCCGTTGTCGCATAGTGAGCGCTGAAATTGTCGGTCTTTTATTCTCGTTGCTACAATTTCTCTCTTTTTAGGCTCATAAATAGTAAAGTGTTGGTACCTATCTATTTTATATTTTCCATTTAAGAGGCTCTCGCGTAAGCGGTATGTATTCTTGAGGGCGTTACCCTCGTAGCCTACGGTGCTGTCTTTCCAACGGATATTACAGCAGCTTTGTTTTAAGCCTTTGTAAAGGCTGTCAAAAGATATTACTTGCTCGTATGACATAATAATAAAAATAGCGGACGCATAGAAAAGGACTACCCCGCAAGGTACCTTTGTCGCCCGCAAAATTCCCTCCTTTCGGAGGTAGGACGGTCGCTCCTTGTGTGAGCTGCGCTGCTTTGGTCTTTCGACTACTTGAAAACGGGCTTTTCTCACAATCGGGGGCGACTCCGTTAGCGTTGTTCGCGTTGTTGTTGTTCAACGCTCCCGAGGTATTCACGTTGCGCTCGTTGTTCGCGTTCCCAGGGTTAGGAGAACGGAGCCAACAGTTACGCGCCGAGCCAAAATAATAGCAACCGCCCTACATATCTTTGTACTTTTCTTTGTCGGATTTAATCCAGGCTTTTAATAGGTCGTCTGTTTTGAGTATTAACCCCGTCCAAAACTCCGCTTTATCACCCGAAATATAGCCCGCTCCGTATGCGTCGTCGATAAGGTCTAATAGAGCGTCAAGGTGCGCGTGCGCTTTGACTTGCTCCATACGGCGGTAGTTGTATTCCTCGGCATT